TACGGAAGGGCGATTCCTGTTTCATTATTGTCCTTGTCTACATCCGGGTAACCCGGCAAATCCAAATCAACGTGCATCTCAAGAAGCTGGAAGCGGTCGTCCATCGACGCCGAGAAGCCTTGGTCCTCTGCCTTCTGCTTCTCTACCTCGTCCATTGTGCGGATAGGGTCCCCGAGGTCCACATCCCGGTAGAACCCGGCATACTGAAGCTTCACAACTTCATTCTTGGTCTTGCGCATCCGGTGCGTAACACGCTCGGCCTGCTCAATGTTCGGTGCGCCATAGGGCACAACGATATCTTCGGCGGGGATATAAACAGCCGTCTGGCGGTTAAGCGACGGGTCAAAATAGACTTTCTTAAAGGCGTTGCCCGACAATGCCAAACTCAGCAACATGCGCTCATGCTCGGGCCGATACTCCTTCATCTTCTCGGTGAGCTGGTAGTTCATATCATCAGAGACACGGATGGCCGAATCCTTCTTCTCCGGGGTCTCCTTGCCGATGATCTTGGTCTTGACCGGTCCCGCAGCGGGGAAGGTCTCCATAATGGTCTCGGACTGGAATTTGACCGCTGACTCCATCAAGAGCGGGTGGAACACACCACACGCACCCGGCCACGGTTCCGTACGTTCTTCGTACCGAATTCCTAGGATTTTCAAGCCTTTAACGTACGTATCGAGCCAGTCCTTGCGCGATGAGAGGTCCGACTCATAGTCGCCCAGCAGGTCGGAAGCGAGCGACTGCAACTCGTTCTCGCCCATGTAATCGGCAAGGTTTGCGTCGAATTCCTCGGCACGGGGCGTCTCTTTCGAGAGGCTAATTACTACCCCGTCCATGCCAATATTGACCTCTTCGGGGTCAACGATCTCGATCTCCACCGCAGGCTCTTCTTGCGCCAATGCGTCAAGCCCCATCGGGGCTTCGTACAAACCTTTGTCGATCGCCATTTAATAATCCTCAGTAAAATCCTTCACGCCTGTGGCTCTTGAACCACTTAGTCGGTTCTGGTTCATCATTTGGGAGCCGTATGAATCCACCTTGCCGAAAGCGCATCAGGGCTAGAGTCGTCGAGTCCACCAAGTCGTCATGCGTACCTGCTGGGAAGTCGTTGCACTCCTCGATAACTTCATGCGCCCACCGCCTGTCGGGTGCCCAAACTATACCCGAACTAAATAAGTCGGACACGGCATTGACACGGCTAATCTTGTCCTGCCCCTTACCCGGGGTGAACTCACTGATCGGGATACCCATCCGGCGCATCTCTTGGTAGAGCGCGGCACCGTTGGACTTCTTTTCCACGATGAATGCGTCAGGGTCCCACTCTTTATACTGCTCCAGCACGAGGGCTTTGAGCTCCGGGAACTCCAACCGCTCTTTGATGCAGTTAAGCAAGATAATATTGTAGTTCTTGGTCTCCTCGTTAAAGAAGACCCCCCACGTCGTCAGGGCGTTGAAGTCGGACCGGTTGGTCTTCTCTTGGGCTGCGTCCAAGGACATGATCGTGAACTCGCAGGGCGGGGGGTTATCGTGGTCCCACATCCGCCACCACTCTCGTTTAAGTAGCGCGCCTTCTTCCGAGGTCGGCTGCTGCATGTACTGGGCCTGCCAGTACCGGATGTCCATCGAGGCTTTCTTGGCGAGCAGTTCGTCAAGGTTCCAGAACTCGGGCCAAAGCGGTTTATCGTTCAGGATGGCCGGGAACTCCACGATCTCCCACTCATCCGCCCCGTCCTCACGGGTCATGTGGTCAATAATCTTGCCCGTCAGGTCGAGCTTGGACCACCGGGTCATAACCACGATAATCGCACCACCCGGCATCAATCGTTGAACAGGCCCTGACTGGAACCATTCCCATGCGGGCTCAAATACCGCTGCGCGATTTTGTTTAGCTTCCTGTTCAGAATGAGGATCATCAATAATAAACAGGTCGGCACCGCGACCAGCAAGAGCGCCACCCACGCCAATAGCGAAATACTCGCCGTTAAAATTCGTACCCCAACGTGAAGCGCTCTTTGAATCAGCTTGTAGTTCAACTTGTGGGAAAATGTCACGGTATGACTCCGAACCGACTAAGTTTCTAACCCGACGCCCGAAATTCACCGCCAAATCTGCGGTGTGTGAGGCCATAATCACCTTTTTTTGCGGGTACTTCCCCAAAAACCACGCCGGAGCAAGGTAGGAAATCATCTCGGACTTGCCATGACGCGGGGCGATGTTCACGATGACCCGCTTTTTCTTCCCAGCAGCGATGTCCTCGAAGATTTTTGCCAACTTCCGGTGGTGCGGCCCTACTTTGTACCCCGGATAGACGTGGGCAATGAAATCTAGGAACGAATCCTTGCCTTTGGCCTGCGTAACTTGGGCCTGATACGTCTTTAAAAGCTCCGCCACACGCCGTTTCTCTTTATCCGGCATGGAAGGCAGGGCTGCACGTAGTTTCTGCAGCTTATCGGGGGTCAGTTGCAGGTTCATGCGTCCGGATCGCCCTCTTCAACGCCCCAAGTAGCGTCTACTTGCTCCCGGCAATTCACACAAAAGAGCCTTCCGTCCGTTGCGAGGAAGAAACCCGCGTTCTGGCAGTGCCCGCACATCATAATCTGCACGCTTTCTTCTACAGCTTCGGCTTCTGCAGCAGGTTTTATTACAAAATTCAAAACGTCACCCATTGCTTGCTCCGCTTTTCTCGGTCACGACGTGATATTCGATCCCTTCAAGCACGTTCAGAAGCTCTTTCTCGACCTCCTCGATGGGCTTGATGGTGATTGTGGTCTCGGTACGGCGCTTAAATGCGTCCACTCCGTCCACTTCGCCAATCGCTTTGAGCGCGGCGATCCTAGTTTTGCTATCCGGAGCTTGGTCGTACTCTTCTACTAGGCGATTCACGACGAATAACTTCAGATCCGCAAGGTCTTTCACGATCATGCAGTTCGAGTTAGCCACCAATCCGGCCAAGTAGGCCATCGTCGCGTTGGGAAACCCGCTCAAATCGGGTACGGCGTTGGGATTGTTGACTATCTGGTGGGCGATAGTCTGGGCTTGGGCTTGTTCTTCCTCGGTTGCGACGATTGGCTCGCCGGTCAAGTCAGAAATAGCCTTGATGGTAGTCGCCTTCACACGGATCTGGTCCGTAGTTTTTAGCGTCGGCAGCGTCCGCTGCGACTGTGGAGGCGTAGGTATATTAGAAACAATATCAGGAACAAGCGTTTGCATGGGTTCTCCCCAAGTTTGTCGGGGTTATACCACATATTAAAACGGTGTGCAGGGTCAACCTGCCGGGAGGCCACGGGGAACCGGGGGAGTCTATGCTGGTTCCTTTCCCATCGAGGCGGACGTTGCCTTAGATTCACGAGGTGAGTACGCACCTCTTCAGCTTCCTCTCGACCGTTGCGGGCGCACCCCGCCAGACACCAAACTCATCATACCATGCGACCCAAAATCGGACTATTCCACAAGCACCCCCATGCCTCGGCCCATTGTTGTATTGGGATGCTGCAGGCTCTGGGGGATCAGTTCCGGGTTGAACTGCTCGGGATCGAGGACTGCACTTATCGACGTATGAAGTCGATGCAAATCGTCGCATTTCCGGGCGGAGTCGGTGAAGCTGATGCATGGTCGGAGCTTTTTAAAAATCAGGTGGGTGACGTTAGAAGATTTGTGCAGGGGGGAGGGGGTTATCTCGGTATCTGCATGGGGGCTTACTGGGCGGGGAAGGACTATTTCGATTTAATCCCGGGGCTTCAAATTGACCAGTACATCAAAGCAGACGGGGCGGAGATAAGGCGATCTTATTGCACGACGGCTGAAGTGGACTGGATGGGCACCCGGGAAAAAATGTTCTTCTGGGATGGCCCGGTCATGAATGAGGTCGGTGAGGTGGTGGCCCGGTATAAAAATGGCAGAGTAATGGCGTTGCGTAAAAACAACATAGGGCTCATTGGGTGCCATCCGGAGTCACAACAAAGTTGGTACGAGAAGAAGTACATGCGGGCTAGGTGGCACGGGGGAAAGCACTGGGAGCTGCTTCGGGAGTTTAGTCGGGATCTGGTAGGTACTTAGGTACCATCAACCGGGGGGTGTTCTATATAGAGGGGGTGGGGGTCGAGTTCTGGAAAAATGGGCGTCGTTTGTGCAAAACCGAGTGATGGGAAGGAACAGGGCCCCCCTTTAAAAATTTGGGGGGTGCCGGGTAGGTGGGGTTTAAAAAGCGGCAAAATCGGACTTTGTTGCGCCAAATAGACCAAGTAGCACCAAGCAGACCTAATAGAATCAATGACTTAGCGTTCTAGGCAGAGCCAAATGAGGCGTAATAGACCAAGTAGAACCTAGTCTGTTCCAAGTTTGTAGCCATGTTCCAAAAGTTGTTCCAAGTTTGATCTTTGGTTGGAACAGGTTTTTCCTAGGGATTTCAGGCACTTACCCAGTTTGTTCCAATGTTCCAGTTTTTCCAAATAGGACACTTTCATAACCAAGCCGATCAAGCAAGGACGAGGGGGATCACGCAGTGTCTGCTAAGTTAACAGCAAACTCTCGGGAATTGTATTGTCTAGAAATTTACTGGAACATCGTATTTTTTGTACTATTATTATATATTTATATATCTATCTATCTAATAAAATCAATGACTTACATTCATCGCATCCGCATAATCCTGTAGAATAATACAACGTCGTTTTTTGGAACATCTGGAACAGGTTTTGGAACAAAATTAAGAGTATTGGCGAGTTCGTAGCCAACAGCGTCTTATCTTCACACTTCTATACTCACATCGCTTCCGAACTCCGTTCGGTAAAGCAACAATGTGTCGCTTCGCGACAATGTATTTATT